GTTGTCAAAAATAAAACTATGTAAAACACCTATAATCAAATATAATAGCTGAAATATCAATAAAATACCGATTTAGGAAAAGGCAGTCTTTTATCCCCTGAGGGGGTACAAAGCAAAAGGTTAACGCACTAATTTATAACGCGTTAACCTTTTTCTATTCACTATATTGCACCACTTTTGCACCATTCGTCATTTATTAGCAGCCTCTCCTCCATTCATAAGATTAAGAACATCCTGATACCTCCATTTGTTAACTCCGCCTATTCGAACCGATTTAAGGTAGCCTTCTTCATCCCATCGGCGCAAACTTCTAGGTGTCGTAGATAAAAGAGTGGCTACCTCGTCAGCATTGAGCATACGATTCATTAGTAATGATTCTTTTTCCTTCTTGGCATCGGCCATCGTTTGCTTATGAAAGTCCAGCAAATCTTTGCCCGAAACAACAAATAATCCCCTCCCCTCCTTGAGAGCCTGCAACAACACGTCCTCCATATTCTATAAAAATAGTGGCAACTCCTGTTGCCGTCCGTCAATATGATCTCTTTCCTTTGTTTTAAACCTCCGCCACGAAATAGGCGGATTCGGTTCCCTGTATTTACCCCGCGTGGCTCGACGCCTGTCGCGCTGCGCCCGCAAAAACTGGAGCTTCCTCTTCGCTTGGTTGATCCGATGATTGCATATGCCATGTATAATTATCATCAGTTCTTCCCGGCTCAGTTCATTTGTCCATACCGTATAGTCGGCGATAGTTGGCCGCCCTTCCGCCCTTCTCCCCATTTGCTTTTATCGAAATAAGTTGCTACCTTTGGAGTGATATGTCAAAGGTGGGGCTTGAGAGCGCCACAAACACAAAGGGCTCCGGATCAGGGAGCCCTTTACATTGCCGGTTTGATTCCGGTAAAGGCGATCATAACTATTATTGCCAGTATTACGACCAGCCAAACTATTATGGTTGTAGGCCTTTCATTATATTGTTTTTTCATAATTTCTTCTCCGTTTTCTCCAGCTCTTCAAGAAGGGCATCGGCGAGTTTAACCGCGTCTTGGGCATAGTCAATGCAATCAGGCACGGCCGCTCCTTTACACCAATTCCGTCCTGCAAATATTCCCTGCATCGCCATCCCCGCATACACCCTCCGCCAGTACTCCCGGTCAACTGTTAAGTTTTCCTTAATAGTTGGATCAACCTTTTCGAACTTATCCTCGATATGGTTCCCGTACTCTCCACGCGCCAGCTTCTCGGCGTAGTTGTCGTCGCGCATCATCAGGGCCAAACGGGGCATATAGGGTGACGTGCCGTCTTCATCAAAGGCATATTCGTTCTCATGGTCTTCGAAATCTACCGCCGCTACTACAGGCGTTTCGCCTTTCTTGTCGAAACACAGTATCCGCACCTTGCGCCCAAAGGTCGTACACACTGGCGCGCCTGCTTTGGCGGCCGCTAAATCGAAATTCTTCATAGCTATTCTGTTTTATTAAATTTACCACCAAAATAAACCTCCCCACAAAAGGGTAAACACTATCGTTACATCTATCCATGATATTGATAAAAGCAAGCTACCAATATCGTAATCGCGCATCGGCCTATCGTAGATATTTTTCGCCCAAAGCAATAGAAGGATATACACCACTACTGCCACGGCATTATACCAAGTCATTGCGATCATGGTTATTTCAGTTTATCGAGATTTTGCGAGAATCTCGCTATTTCACAAAAGCTCCACTTCTTATCACCCAAACACTTTCGAATAATATCATCTCTATCCTCGTCGGATGACATCCTCCATTTATATCTGTCAACAATGATATTCCCAACATATTCGCCCGTATTCTTATAAACCGACACAACTACATCATCGCTGCCACCTAAAGGTTCTGTAATATAGTAAGCCATCTCATTGCTATTTTACTAATTCAAAAAGTGTTTTATCCTTCGCTATCGTCCCGATTTTCACCCGTTCCGCCTCTTCTTTAGTGTCGAACTTTAATACCATTCCTTCGCGTATTGGGCATCCATTATCCCGCCAAAGTACATAAACCATAAGACACCACTTGCCATCCCAAAACGTGGGCGTCCCGTATATCTCAGCCACGTAAGCATATATTTTACGGGTGACTATTTGACAGATCAAATCGCTCATTTCACCAATTCGAATTCGTAAGCCACCACCCACGGGTTCCGATCCCACGTTCCACGGCCGGACACCTTGTCGATTAGTGCGGCGAAGGCTCGCCTGGGTGATTTATAATCACAGATCAAAAATTGTTTTGTGTCTATAAAATAGTATGGGTATTCTAATGCTTGCGAACCTACACGCACTCCTTCCTTTACGCAATCCTCGTCCGAAATATCCTGCAACCGCTCGCAACGGATTCCCGTGATGCGGATTTGGTGAGGCATCAGGTCAGCACGGACGAACATTTTGTTAGTACTTCCGGGCACAAACGCCAAATCCGTAAATTCCTGCACCACATCGTTGTAGCATTGCGACACGGCCACGACTTCGCCGAGCTTATAGCGGGTATACTTCGAGTGCCTGACATCAATAAAATCCCCGTATTCGTTTTCATAAACCAAGGTGTTGCCTCTCGTGTCCCACGTAAGTCCGAAGAACTCATCAGGAATCAACCGTCGCGTCATGGTCTTTCGCCCCTCGATGACCGCATTCGTCAGTCCGTAGCGGTCGTTAAACATTATCTTCTGCATGGTTATTCAGTTTTAAGTAATTCCGGGGTGTCGTGGATATTACCTATTTTCGTAAATGAACAACACCAAATTTCCTCAGGTTCATTGTTCGCACCTACAAAACAGAACATCCGATCTCGATAGGCAATTACGCTACGCATATTAGTTTTTATGAGATTTTCCCATTCTACTATATCCCCCTCCCAAATATCCTTGCCGTTCTTGTCTTTCAGCCCAGTATACTCGCCGACGGTAGCGGGATCAACTTCATATAATCCTGTAAAGGTCTTGATAAATATCCGGCCTGTGTCTGCGCCGTAGCAATGAAGCAAGTCTCCATAAACTAACTCCCCGTTATCTACACGCTTGCCTCTGAATTTAATTTCTCGCATAACTATTCTTGTTTGAGGTTGTTAATTCTGTCGATCTCGGCGGCGATAAGGGCGCCAGCCTCGGATAAACACCGGATGGCATGACCGTATTTGCCGTCATTAAGGTGTTCGTAAGCCCATCTAAGAATACTTATGCTCAAGGGTATTTTCAAATCTGTCCCCTCCCTTACACATATATTATCTAGCTTATCGGCGATCATCTCAATTCCTGTTTTCATGGGATTCTATTTCTTTTTTGAGTTCCTCGATTGATTTTCTGAGCCGTTCGTGTATTTCCACGGCGCGATACATAAGCCAAACAGTAACGATTCCGAGGATTGAAAGCAACGCCCACGCTATAATTTCATTCTTCATTTTCTCTTCCGTTTTAGCTCCGCAACGCGGAGATTCATGTATATCCTCACAGCCTCTTCTTTAAGATCATCGGGGGACATTGCAAAATGCCATAGATGCGCATATTCATCCGAACTATACCCATAGCTCATGCCAACAACCGTCCCATCCATATCCTTACGAACTGAATAGATATTTATCTGACAACGCCCCTCCCGCCTCAGTCGGCGCAGTAGTTTGGTTTTCATTTTTCTGGATACATTTCATCCACTACTGGATGGATTATTTCAGCATTAAAATCATTTTCCTCCATTAGTTTTAGGCAAGTATCTCGGTCAAATCCAGCATCTCTAATCAATGCCTTCACTGCTTGTCTATCCGCCTGTAAATCAAAGGAGGCAACATTTTGCACGGCTATCCAATAGCCACGATCATAATCAGTTATTTTTTTCATATCTCATAGGGATTTGTGGGTAAATCGTGAACGCTGACGGCCAGTCCGGCGTCGATCAGACCGCGATAGTCGAAGTGAAGGCGGTGGAGAAGGTCTAAAAATGCGCACATATCGCTATACCAAACTTCACTTGGTGAATATTTTATCCGGCAATCAAGAATTAGGCAATCCTCATAGTCCGAACCCAGTAGTTCGCCCAGCCGTTTGACAGGCACGAACGGTTTCCCGTCGTTGTAACCGCGCTCGGTGATCTCCACGTACAGATCGGACATCGGCCGAAGGATTGGCTTACGGCCTACTTCGAAAATCGGAATCTGATAATCAGTAATTCCCGCCATAAGAGCGGCCTTGATATTTTCGCCATACCAGCAGTACAACCCATACGGAAGGTACCCTACAATGTCGGGCAATGTAAGTTCTCGTTTCATTGGTTATTTATGTCAATTATAATCATTTTAGGTCGTTCTTTTTTGACAATTCCAAGCTCCTCAATATCGGAAGCAATGTCACCCCAGCCATCAATGAACGCACGTATTTTTATGTCGTAATTCTCGCAGCCGCTCTCGACCGCCCAGTCGTAAAGTTCCTTCGGTGTCATGGCTCGTCATTATATTTAATTTCCACACTGTCGATCTGCTCCCGCGTGATAGCGATTCGGTGCTCATTCTGAAAGGCCAATGTCCTCTTATGTATCATGTTATATTCGGCCAAGGACAGCATATCGTGATAGTATAGATAACTTTGGCAAAACAAGAGGGTCGCCAATTCCTCGCGCCTTTCGGCCGCTGTTTTCTCTGTTTTCATAGCTCTGTCTTATTCTTGAATCTCCCGCCAGCCGATGATTTCGTGTCGGTAAAACGAGCCGTTGCCCGTGAACCAGTAGTTAAATTGCTTGTCGTAAGCCGCTATGTAATATATTCCCGGGGAAGTACATATTATCACGGGTGTATCGTTGTCCGGAATATCATTCGGGTCGTTCCAGCGCGTCAGTTCTGCGAGGCAGGCTTTATACCCCTCCAATACGAATGCAGCTGCATCGCCCCAATTTATGGGATTACAGTCCGTCTCGCTCGCGGCAAAGGCATAGTCGGATTCTTCGGCTATCTTTTGCGCATCTTCCAATGAAAATTGTGCAAGTGTTTTCATTCCCCGTTCAGTTTTTGGATAAAATTCTTTCGATGGTATTCGTAATCCGGTTCGAACTCTCCGTCCTCGCCGTTCTCGAACCACATATCGTCGAATGCGCCGATCGCTCTTTTCCGCATCCGCTCCTCGGCCTCCTGCTCGGCAAGCTCGATAGCCCGTTTTGCCTCTATTAACTTAATATCGCATTCTCCCGGACAATCGGGATACATCATCGCTATCGGTGTTACCACTTTCAACAAATATTGTTTTGCTTTTTCGCTTTTCATGGTTGGTAGTTTTATAGGTTCAACTCATGTTTAGTAGACACAAGCAGGATGATTGTTTCGACAAGGGCGTTAATAATACTAACATCGTTAGCGATAAAACGATCGTAGTCGACAACCCACTCGATGCCATTCTCGCCCATATATCGCCTCATGCGAAAATTCCCATCAGATGGGTCTTGACATGAAATTTTCGGAGGTAACAACCCCAGCAGGTCGGCGACCGTGAAGGCGGGGGCGTACTGGCCGGGGAAATTTCTGCACATCCATCCAACATGCTCCTCTTCTGCTATTCGTAACTTACTCCGCCCTATTACTGCTGGCATCGTATGCCATACCATGCTCGCCTTCTCCGCGGGCACTCCCAACTCGATCAGCCGCTTCGACTGCTCGATGCTCGTTACTTGGTCTGTCATAATTTTTGCTGTTTTATAATAAACTCCATGGGATTAGGCATGCAATCTGTATCATAAGATCGGCATTCTGTTATTGATTTATCTTGGTAGTTACAGCGTTGAGCCTTTGCACGACGAGAAGCAATACTTTGTTTTACGGCTACGCTGTCGTATCCTAAGTTCCATCCCCTACGACGTAACTCTAAATTTTCTATGCTCACATTTCGCAGATTGCCGTCGAGATGATGCACAACATAACCATCGGGTATTGCCCCGAAAGTAATCTCCCAGATATGGCGAGCCACATTACGTAGCTTTCCGTCTATTCTTTTAATCAGAACACCTTTAGCCAAATATCCTTGGGTATTTTTACGTCGATGCACACGCGCTGCTGTGCATTTAGACAAAGCCGCCATGCTCATCCAGTCCCGCTGGCGACGTCCTTTATTATGAGGCACATGACCTGATTTATATTTACCTTTATTGGGCATAGCAGCTATTTTATGAAGATGCAATTTAGACTTGTTCAATCCCAAGCGAGATGCTTTGTTAGCAATGGAATTCACAGAACGACCGAGCAGAATAGATATATTGGAATTCTGCATGTCAGAATAAAGTTCCTTGAGCATCGCCTCCTCTTGTGGAGAGTATTTTATATTCGTTTTTTTCATCTTTCAATCGAATTATTTGTGAAAAACAAAGGGGATTATTTAATATGTTTGCTACTAAGTATATGGACGAGCGCTCTTCGGTTAAAGTATCTTCATGAAATACAACACCTTGAATACCACGAACGCTGAGATTGAATAATAAAAAAGGAATGCTGCGACTTGATTTTTCAGAACAAATGTAAATGTGATCAATAGGACTGTAATTAAATAGCGAATAATTGTTACGCGATCTCCACCAATGACGTATCAACAGAGACCCGGTGCCGGCAGAGGGCTCATAGGTGATTTTGGCTGAATCTGACGAAGATATACGCAACAGGACATCCGAAATAGATTTTGGCGTAAAGTCCTGTTTCAAATCCTTGCGTTGTGCGTACAAGCTCTGATAAAAATCATAAAACCAATCATAGCTTAAATCATTCGCATACATATCACATATAGCCCGGTAAATAGGATCCCGGTCGGAATCGCCGTAAAAAAGAACTTCATTTAGGCGATATGGAATAGAATCTACGGTTTCGACTCCCAATATGTCACATAGCTGTTTCATCAATTCAAATACTTTTTATGGCTTGATTTCACATTTTCAACATCCGTAATAGCATACAACGTCGTTGTTTCAATGTTCGAATGACCTAATAATTTTTGTACTTGATCTATCGGCATTCCGCGACTCAAAGCCATGGATGCGGTAGTCCGCCTGAAACGATGCGGATGTACGTCTGAGACACCGGCCCGCTTCCCTATATCATGCAGAACCTGCCGAACATAAGATGTGGATATATGATTCGATGACCGAGATGCAGGAAAAAGGTAACAATCTACGTGACCATGTGACATATGTGCCAGAACGGCCCGTTTCGCTTTGGCATTTAAATACACATAGCGTTCTTTACCGCCCTTCCCCAAAACCTTCATTTGCATATTCTGAAAATCTATATCCCTAATGCGTATTTGAACCAACTCCGAACAGCGAATCCCTGTTGAATAAAGAAGTTCTACCAGAGCATGTTCAAAATTATTTCTGACAGAACCCCGGATAGCTTCCATATCGTCATCCGTAAAGGGTTCCTTTACTCGTTTATCAACTCGAATAGATTTTATTTTAAGCATCGGATTGACCTGAACATATCCCTCTGATGATGCCCATGAAAAAAAAGACGATAATACACGTCGTTCATTATTCAGTGTTACTTTACTGACTTTGCCCAAAACACTACGCATGGCCAAATACCACCGCACAACATCCGAACTGATGCATTTAAGTGATTGATTCGGAAACTGGGTGGTCGTCGAGGCGAAAAACTGCTTTAAAATTTGATGGTAATACGCTATTGAACGAGGACTGAATCCTTCGACCGACTTGGCAACTAAAAAATTCTGAACGACAAATTGTGCTTCGGAAATACATTCCGGTTGATACGAAACTATAGAGGTTGAATGTTTTTCAATACGATAATCTGAGCAAACAAGTAAGAGGGATTCAACAATACGGCATACTTGATCCGTGGTAAAAAATCCCAAAAGCTCATGTTTTATCCGAGAAATATACTCTTCTTGACAACTCATTATTTGATTGTTATCCATCTTTTATTCGTTAAAGGTTAACTGAGGGGACTGGAGTGACTGCAAAACTTATCTGCCAAATACTAAAATGGCGGCATCTCTTGAGTGCTCCGAGGTATTCCCCTGCCACTTCGTAAGAGCTTTGAATTGTGCTGCGGATAGTTTAGTACGATTATTCTTAGGAGCAATCATCCGATATTGCAGGCCTTGCTCCTTGCACCAACCCTCCCAAATTGATGCATCTCGACAAACGCTTCCGGCTCCCTTCAGGCGCTCTCGTCCCGTATTGCCAAACCATTTGCGTTGGCGAGCATCTTCGATGAACAGTCGAATACTATCTTTGCCCCGAATGTCGGAGATCATTTTCACGCGCTCCATTGCCTGGGTGATCGTCATGGTACTCACTTCCGCGAGGTATTTTGTGTCCGAATGCCATACCGCGAAGCCTGTATGTACTCCCGTATCAATGCCTATGTACGTCATAGTTAGTTCATAGATTAAAAAGCCATCCTATCTCTTTCCACTCCTCGGCGGTCAGTAGCTCGCCCCGGCGTTCCCGCTCGGCGCGCTCCTCCTCCCTCTTTAGCTTCTCGGTTTTGTGGCGGTCGCGTTCGATGCGTGCCAGTCGGTCGGCTCGATATTCGAGAAACACCTGCAACGCCTCAGTGATGACAAGCGGATCTACCGTGCCGTAGAAATGCCCGTAATGCCCCGCCTTGAAACGCTGGAAAAAGAGCATCAACTCTGATAGTTTCAGATAACCGAAGTTGTCTGCTATGACTGCTGCCACTGCGTCGGTGATACGAGAAAACTCCTCCTTGCCTTTCACGCCGCAGAAGTTCACGAGGTCGGTGAGCTGAATATCCAGCCACGAATCGAGCGTATCCCCACCGTAGGCTTTCCGCACCTGACGCAGGGAAGGCGCATCCCCCGTGAAGCAACGGTCGATATTCGCGGCGCAATAGCGCTGCACGCCGGGGTTAAAACGCTTAAGCATCACCGCCGCCGTCCGTCCCCATTTCCCGCGCCATTGTGCGAGCAAGGCGCGCTCTGACCCGCTCTTCGCAACGGCGCATGAACTCGTCGCTGGTAATGTCGCAATGAGCGACCCGATTGTCTGCATTTCTGCCATAGTCGTTTGTCGTTTTCAGCGGGAATATCCCCGCCCAGTTATTAGCCTTGGACTGCTCGATAATCCCTCGGGCAGTATCCGCATTGCCCCCGGAAAGTTCCATAAGCCGCGCATAGAAGCTCTCGAAGCCCCGCTGGCGATAGGTCTGTCCGCGTTCAGACTTGTAGGCAAGCCAATCCGCCACAATGGGTTGGAACGTAGGTTCGACAACGGAGGTGTCAAGCGTGCACCGGAATTTTTTCGGGAAAAAGTCGTTTAGCCACGTCTGGAAATAGACGTTTTTTGCAAGCTGGGCATGGTATCCTAATTTAACATAATCAACGGTCAAACCATCCGTCTTTTTGCAAAAGTCATTATAGTCGTCAGCAAGCGACTTGCGTTTTCCCTTAAACCCATCCCAAAGAGTTACGAACTCTTCGGGGATGCCCGTAACCTCTTCCCCCTGCAAAGGGGGATTATAGGGGGTATTATATGTTTGGTTTAGTTTATCTTCTATATAAGAAGTATCCTCTGTTTTAGGTGTACCTTTAGGTGTACCTTTAGGTGTACCTTTAGGTGTACCGTTAGGTGTACCGTTAGGTGGTACTATGGGTGGTAAATTTGAACACCTAAAAGTGTATTTGCATTTATCGGCACGACCTTTTCCGCCGCCGGAGAATGAGATCAACCCAGCCTGCATAAGACGATTTTTGGCGGCGCGCAAGCTCTTAGGTGACACCCCTACATTGATCGACGTCCGTGCGTCGGAATGCGTGAAGTTATCCGGCCAGCCTAACCGATTCGCTTGTTCTACAAGGTAGAAGTAAAGCCTCGATTCACAGCAGCCAAATTGCCACGTTGCATCAAGTTGCCAAAATTTTCGTATCAGGTCTAAGTAATTCATTCTATGTCCGTGTTACAGCCACACTTTTTGATGTTGCATTTCCCGCTCGATGAAAGAGATCCATTCATTATCCTCGGGGCTTGGTAAGTTGATGCCCGCCTCCATTGAAGCCCAATTACGGAACCGATCTATTGCTGTTGTCATCTCTCCTGTATCAAGGTCACGACTTGACCGGAGCCTTTCGACCTCCTTGTGCATCAGCTTGTCGTATTCGACGCGCACAAATAATTCCGGGTTGCATAGCCGTTTGAAATATTCCTGTTTGACATATCCTATCGGATTCCCGGTTTGCATGGCGAATTCGCCAAGAATACAATGAAGATATTTATTTTGAGAAGACGTCCTGACTGGTTTTTTATCCGTCAGCTCAACAATACATCTCCTTGAAATTAAGGAGGCAACCCGATGTTTAAACCGACATATGTCGATTTCACAATTAAGATCATACCGCATTATAATACTCCCATTTATATCCTTTTGCAGTATGCTGTTTACCTTGGCATACTCTCGTCAAACCGCCACTATCGACACCTAAAGCCCTGACTGCATCATACATACAACTCCATATCTTGACAATGTTACCGTCCAAATCTTTTTGCACACAAGCCCTATGTTTTAAAGAGGCCACGCCATATTTCCCCTTTAACAACTTTCGGATTGATTTTGTTCTTCGATCTGCACTTATAGGATTATTAACATTATCAGATATAGTTCCCCATCTCAAATTCTCCGCTCTATTGTCTGTTTTAATAGTGTTTATGTGATCCACCACGGAGCAGCCGTATTTCTTGTTTACGAAAGCATCTGCGACTAATCTATGTACATGAAATTGTTTTTGACGGCCATTTACATTTAGTGTTACCACATAATACCCTGTGCTCTTTAGAATAGGCCTTAGAAGCTGCGCAACCCCTTTTCTGGAATAATTAAGTGACTTCACGTTCCCTAAATCAGAAACCTGATAACGCCCTTCGTACCCAATTATATCTTTCCACTCTTCCATATACAGCAATTTTTCCACTGCCTCCTAAAAAGGCAGGTCATCCACATCTTCGGCGACCGGCAAATCTGCAACCTGGTCGGGAGTGGGTTCCGAGGGACGGAACACCACAGCCTTACCTCGGCCTACATACGTCCGCTTGTCCTTGCGTTCGCGCTCCTCTTTCGACTGCCGGATGAACACGCAGTGCGTATTCTCGTACTGGTCAACCTCGCGGAGCTCAGATACGCAAATGCCGATGTACTTCTTGCCGTTTTCGGCAACAAAAATCTTGTCCTTGGGAATGTCGCTGACACACAGCGACACGTTAATCAGTTCTGCCATTGTTTATTGCTTTTTGAAAGTGGTTTTGACGGTCGTTTTGCTACTACGGGCTGGAGGGAAAAGAACCTCGCCCGTATCAGGGTCTGCCATTCCGGTACGCGGTAGTTTTTTCAGCATCTCCTCGCGCTCCTTGATGTCGACCTTGAGGGCTTCCAGCGTCTTGTACATATCGTTCAGCCGGCTGTCGCCGCACATCGAATAGTCGTACTTGACGCCCGATTCGGCCTCCTCCAGTCGGCAGTCTCCGAACTGATGCGATTTGCCGTATTTGGCAAGCTCCCGCAGCGTGATGTCGCGCACGTAGGTGTTCTCCTTGAAGAGCTTGATGGCGGCCTCCATACGGCTGATATTGATGTGAGCCGTGATCGGGTCTACCTCCCCGTTTACAACCGAGGAGATAGCCCGGGCGGCCAGCTCGGCGGCGGGCGTCGATTCCCGCAGCAACATTACATGTGCTTCCATATCACTTTGCATTTTTGCGTGCCTGACGATATGATTCGAAGAGCGCCGAGAAGCGATCCACGACTTCGGCATCGGCGTCGCGGTATTTCAGCAGGCGTGCCCCTGCGTCAAAATCTGCGGCATAGTTGTCAGTCGTGAGAACCCCGTACATCCATTTCAGCAGCTGATCGCAGGTGATAGGGTCATCCAGGTGTTCCATAGTAATTCGTTTGCGGGCAGGTGCCGGAGCGTTGGCCGGGGTCTTAGTGGATTGTACAGTTTTTGCACTTTGCGCAGCTGCCCGGTTGGTATTCTCGGTTCGCCGCTCGTCCGTGTCTGCATCTTTTGTATCGTCGATGCAAAACAACCCGTTAAGGGCATATTTGCGAGCGTAGCTCGACGCTGTACCGGTGATTTGTGCCCCATCCATCCCTTTCTTGTCGAAATCTTCACGGGCAAAAGCAGTGGCCGTCGCCGATTCTCCGGAGGCGTTGGTGATGCGCGCCGTGGCTTTCACGTAGTAGCGATCGCCGACATTGACAATGTCATCGCAAAGGTTCAACGCGCATTCATGCGCTTTGAGCAGCGGTTTGACTGCTTCGAGAATATCCTCGCAGCTCCGATACTTGTATTTCCCGAAACTGTTATACTGCCCCTTGGGGGCTTTCAATTCCGACTGGATAGCGATTAACTCTTTCATAAGCCTACTCGTATTTAATAGTTATCACGGCTTTGCTCCGGTCGATGCCGATGTACCCTTCACGCACAACCTTATGGATTTCTTTATCCGCAAGACGTCGTGAGTACTTCGCGCTAAAGATGGTAATGTTGCCAATGGCAACTTCAATGATTGTCCTCATTGTTATAAATTGTTTCGTTTTGCGTAATTTTTCAACCGGGCCATATGCCCTGGCCATATCCGGCCGTCAATATCGGTGACATTAATAACCTCGATGCTGTCTTCGCACCCGGTTTGCACCTCCTCGAAACATCCGGCGAAGACGTCGTATCGGCGTTCATAAACAGGCATATAGTGATGCCTCGCCTGAATGTCGTAGATTTTGTATGCAACCGTATAGACCCGGCCGTCTTCATCACCACGACGATCTTTCCTGATAGCCTCCCGGAAAGCATGGTATATCAGCTTCAGGTCTATGTCGACCAGCCTTGAGGCAACCTCCGAGAATTTATCCCGATCACCGTTGATGTGCTTGCTGGGAATGTCCTGGTACTCTTCCAGTGCAAGCACAGAGGTTGACGTGGTTGTCGTGCAATATTGTGTGTCCATGGGTTATCGTATTTCAACCCGGTAAATACGGGGCTTGTTCTCGTTCTTCAATGCTCGGTAGATGGCCTTGGATTGTATCCGGACAGCCTTTGACCGCAGGCGGTATTGGGCTCGCCAAATGCGCCCCTTTATCGTCGTCCACACGCATTTAACCGTGATTTCCGTAAACTCATTCATGGCTTTCGAATATTGAGGTTAGCAATTTTCCAATCTCCTTTGCGCGGTGCTGATTGGATAGCACCCAGCCGAATGCCACGGCAATCGGCGCGATGAACGCCAACAAGGTGATAAGATGTGCCATAGCGGCCTATTTTAACGGTTGGACTTGGAGGGGAATACCCGGCTTACGAGTATGGTGCCGACAACGACAGCATACGCGGGATAGAGCACGCGGAACTGAGCAAGGAAACAGCCTAAAGCATGCTCCTCGCACGTGGCGCGGATAACGTTGGTGTAATCGACCCTATCAGATGAAAATAGGGGTTTGTTGGCCTTCAGATGGCAACGGTAGAATGCGGTGCGGCTTTTCTTCGCGCGCGGTGTGGTCTGGGTGTTATTTACCCGGATACCACTTTTAACATCGGTCTGCATTGTCTGTTAAAAGTTTAGTTAATATGTAAAGGGCAATAAAAAAGGCGTTGCCCCAGTCAGGTTTGCAGACCGACACTATCAGCAAGCTGAAAGTGGACAAGGGACAACGCTTTATATAGCGTTAACTATGTACTTTGTTGATGCTAATAGCATCGGTCTGCAATTGCAAATATACAACTTCATTTCGAATCTGCAAAATTATTTGCCATCGGCATCGAAAAAAGGTATCGACGGCTTCTCCTTACGGGCGATTCGGTACATCATTTCAGCCTTTGCGCCGTTGATGATCTTACCCGCAATGTTAGCAATCTCCGATGCCTCTTTGGTCTCGATCTCTCGTGCTCGAAGCTCTGCATACACGCGGCCCAAATCGGCCGTCAATTCCCGGATGTTCTTAATCTCTTTCATCGTTTTGTTGTTTTTTGATTTCTCGGTATAGCTTTAGTTGAATACGTTTGTAGTCGATTGTTTCTGGGGTTACTGGGAGGTTGAGTTGTTTTAGTTTATACCTTAAATAACCGTCAGACAATATCTCGCGCCACTTGCGGTTATATTCCCGCACCTTCTCGGGATTGGCAGCTCGCCACTTGCGGTTCCTTTCCGCATTGCATTGTTTGCAAGTATGGCTATAACCTAATGCGCATGTCTTATTCTTTACAAACTCGCTCAACGGCTTCTCCTGCCCGCATTTGCGGCACATCCGAGTAATATTATCCATAGTTATTTCAGCAATTCCGGGTTGTCGTGGATATTACCTATTTTCGTAAATGAACAACACCAAATTTCCTCAGGTTCATTGTTCGCATCTACAAAACAGAACATCCGATCTCGATAGGCAATTACGCTACGCATATTAGTTTTTATGAGATTTTCCCATTTTACTATATCCCCCTCCCAAATATCCTTGCCGTTCTTGTCTTTCAGCCCAGTATACTCGCCGACGGTAGTGGGATCAACTTCATATAATCCTGTAAAGGTCTTGATAAATATCCGGCCTGCGTCTGCGCCGTAGCAATGAATCAGGTCTCCATAAACCCACTCCCCATTATCTACACGCTTGCCTCTAAATTTAATTTCTCGCATAGTTTTTCAGTATTTTAGACATATAAAAAATCTTTACATTTCGAGCGAACATGTAAAGAAAATCGAGAATTCTTTACACGTTATTCGTGGATAAGGCTTTTTAATCGAACAGCGTCCCTTGAACAGTATCACCCGGGCTTCTCATGGCATCTGCCCACCGTTCATGAACAAACAACCGCTCCACTCGTTCCGTCCTTTTAGTCGGCGAATAGGTGCACGTTTTGTTAATACTCGCAATACATACGAAGTCATCCGGCATGGAATATTCTGAAACGAAAACCGGGAAATCTCGATGTCGAAGCCAGTCGAGAAATCGTTTATAGTCGAAGTCGTGCAAATATCCCGATGTGCCGGTGTATGGCGGATCGCAGTACACAGTTGCACCCGACGGGATGGTTATGTCGGTATAATCCTTTTGAAATACCTCCAAGCTTTCCAGGCTTTGTAGGCTTTGCAGGCTTTCCAGTCTTTGCAGGCTTTCCAGTCTTTCCAGACTTTGCAGTCTTTCCAGACTTTGCAGGCCTTCCAGTCTTTCCAGTCTTTCCATGCTTTGCAGTCCTTCGTTTAAGGCCGCCCACGGAATAGTTAACGCTGGTAAAATTTCTTGCAACTTCTCGTATTGCTCTGAGGTTGGCAACGCCCATTGAGATTCGCTAAAATAATGCTTACCCATATAATTCCCGAGGTGTCGATAGACATCTTTTTGCGTAAGACCGGATAATTTCAGAGCATTCTGTAAATACCCCCGCAAATCCGCTGACTTGACCCGAAAAATATCTGCATGCATCACCTCTATATTCAATGTGCCGTCGGCATTATATTTCGGCGTCACGCCGCATTCCTCACACAGTTTCAGCACCTTTTGTGTCAAGTCCTCTATTTCTTTCCGAACTTTTGCGAATTCCCGGACAAACCCTCGCCACATCAAACTCGCTTCGCCGGGTGTTTTTGCAAAAAATATCGCATGAAGGTGCTTTTTGAATCGCTCTGCTTCCGGAGTATACAAATAGGATTTCATATTATTCCCAAAACTCCAACACAGCCTCACGTAGGGGTCGCTATCTTTGAGGCGCGAGAAATCCTCACGGCTGATCCATCGGCGCTCATCCCGATACATACCCGCTACAGCGTCTCGGAATACTTGGGGGTATTCTGTAATATCGTTTACTATGAATCGCTCGAATTTCCCCGACAGCATAGCGGCGTGAGTTATCGCACAACCTCCGGCAAATAAGTCTACAAAGGCATGCGATTTGGGAAGGTTAGAGACAACCCACTTCGCAATGCTGTTTTTACTACCCTTGTACGGCAATCCATAACTCATATTTACCTTAAATTAAGCGCCATCCTCCGCGACCTCTCGGCATTCTTGAGGTAGCGAGTTTTGTACTTCTCATTGGCCTTGTCGGGTGTAACCCAAAGCACCGTGTTGTTGTCGAGCCGTAAAGGCACCAGTCCTTTGTCTTTGAGCTCTTGAAGATATTTATTCATGATCGTTTGATTGTATCCAAAAGAAGCGGGGGCTTCTTACTGCCCCCGCGGTGGCGGCGTTACTGTGCTTCGCGCCGCCGATTTGCGTTCTTTATCTCCCGTTTCGTGGGCTTAGCCCGCCTCGGCCTTGCTACTTCCTTCACGCAGCCTCGGATTGTCGAGGGATATACCCTCTGTCAGCTTCCGTTGTGACAGACGCCCAAGCGCCCGATCAAACTCACAACATTAGGGTTAGAACCCCGTTGAGCTACCCGGATTCGAACCGGGAGTACCGCCTCCAAAGGGCGGTGTGTTAACCATTACACCATAGCTCAATAAAAGCCGCCTGAATCTCCACTCGCCCACGCTGCCGCGCAGGGCTTCGATCTCGGCGGCACACCATCCGCGGGCTTCACAGCAGGCCAATGGCAAATACTATTTTAAATGCGATTGCGGACTATTGGCAGGAATCCGCGACCTGTGGCATATAGTACTCGTTAAACTGTGTCGGCCGCCCGTCTTCCGTAACGGCCTTCTGTTTGTTCGAGCAAATGGAGTATCCCATTTTCCGGAGCCGACTGATGATCCGGCGCAGCTCCGTTGTGTGGTAGAGCCTCTCAGCCTTGCGGACAGTCAGCCTGCCGCCGGCCTTGAGATAGGCCAGAATTTTATTTTGAGGATCGTGTTTCATGGCCTTTGATGTATTTGCCGCTTTTCCCACGGGTACGGTCGAATTTCCTGAGCCTGCCTTCCAGTTCGTCGATGCGCTTGTACAGGGTATCACGTGCTTGAGTGAGCGCCAATACCTCGTGTTCCCGCTCGATAAGGCGTCCATCCGCTTCATTGCGCTCGCAAAGGCATGTAGCAAGCCGCACCTCCAGGTCTTCGATCCGTTTCCACATTTTCCACCTGGGCGTCAGGTCGAAGCATAGAAATCTCCTCTTCCTCAAAGTGTTCTTCTCCATAGTATAATTGTTTTAAGGTGTTGCAAATAAGCCCGCGCGCACTGTAACTTTAAACTCCATTTCAAAACTGCGCCACCGAAAAACGCACGCGGGCAAGATACAGACCTCACGCCTAAAATGAAATAACCCACTGCTGAAAGAACGGTGCGCAAGGCCTGCCATAGAGCCTGGATAGGCGGTCAAGCCACACCAGGCATAATAATGCTTGATTTATCCCGGTGGTTCTCGCCGCTCATATCATCGCAGCTCGAAGCCTATGCCAGTCTTTCGCGCATTCGGCTATTTGCTTTTGCGGGGCTATCACTTTGAGCCTTGCCCACGGCCCGCCGATGACGCTATTATCGGCCTAACGGATCGCTTTTGCCTTGCGGCGGGGTTAGTGCCAGCAATCAAACCCCTCACCTATGCGGTGGCTATCTTGGAAGTGCGGCAGGATTCGAACCTGCAACCTGCGCCCGGAAATGCAAGGTCTTTCAACCTCTGTGCTTCTATTTCGCATCCCTGCACCGCTCTACCTTTGAGCTACACACCTCGTGCTGTTATTTGTCCTTTACCTTCTCAACCTTCCACGTCTTATGCATGGTAGCGATCAGGTCTATATACCCTTTGTATTCCTCCATCTGCTCGGTACTATAGCCTTCGGCCTCGCCAATTTTTCGGAAATGCTTCTGCCACTCGGAAATGGTGTAGCGTTTGCATCCTATTTGAATAACATCCTCACCCCAATAGGATACTGCATGGCGAGATGCGCTGATAAATAGCGATTTCGGAACATCGCACCTGTCGCCCAGTTCGCACCTGTCGCCCAGTTCGCACCCGTCGCCCAGTTCGCACCCGTAGCCCAGTTTGCACCCGTCGCCCAGTTTGCACCCGTCGCCCAGTTCGCACCCGTCGCCCAGTTTGCACTCGCGGCCCAGTTTGCACCCGTAGCCCAGTTTGCACCCGTCGCCCAGTTCGCACCAGTCGCCCAGTTCGCACCCGTCGCCCAGTTCGCACCCGTCGCCCAGTTCGCACCCGTAGCCCAGTTTGCACCCGTAGCCCAGTTTGCACCCGTCGCCCAGTTTGCACCAGTCGCCCAGTTCGCACTCGTTGCCCAGTTCGCACTCGTTGCCCAGTTCGCACTCGTTGCCCAGTTTGATATTGCGCGCCTTAAATTCGGCGGCTAATTCAGAAAGTTCATTGTACTGAAAGGGTGTCCAGCCTTTGCCTGAAACCCAGAGATAAATTGTTTTCATGGTGGGTTATATTTTGTGTTTAAAGTCCGTGGTTAATCCTCAATTACCGTAAGTATCTCTATATCGTCAGCTCTACGCCTTGCTCGGCGCATCATGCGACACTCAAAGCTGGAGCTCAATAATTCAACCGAGAACAGGCAGAGAAGAATCGCCGCTCCGACCCGCCGGGTCATTTCCGATATGTTAAGCGTGATGCCGAAGTTCTGCGTGAAATACCAGGTGACAAGTGCATGCAATGTTCGCTTGCAGCCCGTCTTGTCGTAGATGCTTTGCAGATGATTCGCCACACACTGGTAGATGACGTTAAGCCGCTCTGCGATCTCCCGAGCCGAGTAGCCCAATACTACGAGGTTTATCACCTCACGCTCGCGCTTACTAAGTATGGTGTCGGTTTTCATTGTCCTATGCCAAACCCCAAGGGCTATCTACACCCCACTTCATGAAAATCTGCTCTATCTTCTCCCGCTCCGTGGGGGTGTGGTTCACATAGCCGTATTTACGGTTGTGAAATGCCCTGTTCGACAGCCCGCCATCTTTTAATGCCTGACTGATTTCGTCCATTGCAATGCTGGCAAGGTCGCGGCCCCTTCTTCGAGCACGGATGATATTGTAGCCTTTTACAAAGGCACAGCGTTCGATGTCGTTCTTTTGAGTATTCATAGATTTATTTATTTATCCAAGAGCGCCATTATTCGTTCGATGCAGGCGGCTTGCTCCTCAAGCAGTATAGCCAGGCGGTCACTAGTTTTGATTAATTCATTCATGGTATGGTTATTTTTTAGTCGCCATAGTACATTCCGCGGACGCCATAGAAATCTGACGGCACCGTCAACAGCTCGGGGCGGTACTCCGTGGCCTTCGGCTGTTCCGTCGGGCGGTTCTCGATCCTCGCCGTCAGCATCGCCAACTTCTCGTTGCGCCACGCTTTTTTCAGGCAGGCAGAAAAGGTCATCGACGATTGCACCTGTTTCAGGTACCACGCATTCTTCATAATCTTGCTTTTGTCGTAAGTTTTCATGGCGCTACGCTTGGTTATTTCAAAAACTTTTGTATATCTTTACATTGTTTATCGGTGTAGAACACTCTACCTTTGCGGTGTAGTTTAGTTCTACATTGCAAATATACTAAACTATTTGAGTATACATCGAAATAATGAAGTATTTTTCAATCAAATAATATTATATAATCACAGAATATTATAAGTACAAACCCTTCATGGCTGATAAACTGATAGATAAGGCCGTAGAATTACTACAAAGCACACAAGACACTCCGTATAAGATCGCCAAAGCGACTGGATTGTCACAAACAATTATCGGCAAATGGAAGAAAGGAGAAGGCAAGCCGAGTAGAGCAAATGCCAGATATATACTCCAATATTTTGGCATATCCAACATAGAAGACCAACCTGTCAGCCAAGGAGGCGAAGACGTCACGCCACCGAAAGCTGAACTAAATAACCCAAAAACTATGGAGAGATTCTTAGATTCACTACTCCGCCAAAACGAGGAGTTGATTCGGCAAAACGGGGCTTTAATTGACCTGTACCGAGAAGAGAGAGCGAAAAGCAAGGGCGATGTCGCCCAAAAAAAAGAGGCATAGCGGTATTCTAATTAGCCTTATGCCATCTTCATTAGAGCGGAAGCAATATGATAAAATAGAACCACCCAAAATAAGATCCATATAATCGAGCTACACATTTAAAGGAGATTACGGTCTCCTTTAAAAATGACCGGGGCGCCCGCAGACCAAAACATAAAAACTTCGGTTTATTTCAATAGCACAAATATTTTTTACTCTTTTCTTACCAACTCATTTCGATAGGGGTAAATTCATAAACTCATGAAAAAGTTATTGCACTTCTTACTATTCATTGCCGGACTAACATTATGCGCCTGCACATCAGAAAGCAATAATGATGATGGCTTTGATCCACTAAGTGGATACAACAAGAAATTCGACTTTTCCAATATTGATACGGAAGGATTATTTATTACAGGTTGTTGGGGAGATTATGATTCCAACAACAATGATACTGCTACCTACCCAATTAGGGAATTATGGGGTAAAGATTATGTTGTAATATTGGGCAAGCGAGATGACACATATGCCTGGATTGGAGTATTCGATTACTTTACTCATAAATGCATATATGATTATACAGACTGGGGGAAACCAGTCGGATATACAGAATATGGGGAGGAAGTGAAATATGACGTTACAAACATCGAACCAGAGGAATTAACATTCGGGGATAATTACTTCACAGCTGCAATAAGATACAGCGATTGGGAAGATCGCAGGACTGAAATAGACTTAGTAATATATAGGGCTGACGGCACTATGACCAGAAATAAAGTGCTGGATACTGCTATTAATTTTTATTCGCGTTATTATATAAATACAGGAAAATTATCTAACAACTGTCTGTTTTTTTGTAGTTATGATGGACGTGGAAAGCCGAGTATGACTATATGGTTTTATGAGATCCCGAGCGGAAACAAATTTTATGAATTTACTTTAAATAGCCCTAATTATGGCATGACACCAGCATTTGATATAATAGGGGCAGCATTCGCCACTGCAGATTATACGCAATCTCGCATCCTCATAAACCCTAATGATGTAGAATCCTGGCTCGCGTATACAAGTCCAGGTCAGTCAATCAAATTAGTGGCTTACGATCATGGCGAACTATCCGACGTTCAGGAAGTAGTGATTTTCGATGAATATACGGGTTCCTATGACCAAGCGCCACGGTATGCAGTTGAATACTTAGAACAGGAAGCCGATAGCCATTTATTAAAAGTAACCCGCACTGAATATAACGGGACGCGGGAATCCAAGAATGTGCGCGTATACTTGGATAATTCAGGCGGACATATCAATATTCAATGACCCAAAGCCCCGGCATCTGTCGGGGCTTTTTTGTACCTTTAGGACAATGAAGGCCGCCAAAATAAGGTTTCATCATAGAGAAAACACAAACCTTTAGAACAATCCGTCCAAAGATAAAAGCCTCAAAAATTAGGGGCGGAATCCATTGTTATTAAAATGCCTGCTCCCACCTTTGCCCTGAGAGATTGTTTTTCATGGCAGAAGGGAAGCTGACGATAAAGCAGGAGAAGTTCTGCAACAAGTACCTCGAGTGCGGCAACGCATCCGAGGCGTATCGCTTTGCGTATGAGTGTTCGAAAATGAGCGATGAAACGGTATGGAAAAGATCGAGCGAGCTACTTCAAAACGGGGAGGTTACGGGGAGGGTAAAACAACTTCAAGCCCAATTAGCCGAAAAAGAACTTATCACCAAAGAGGAGCTAATCCGGCTTAATGTATCCATCATTAATGCCGACGTACTCGACTTTGTCGATGCCGACATGGTTGATATGAAAACCGAATATGGCGTACGGCAGGTTCCCTCAATTTCTTTCCAAGACCTAAAATCTCTTCCGCCTGAAAAACGGCGTTTAATCCAGTCCATAAAGATTGACCGTTCAGGTAGCCCCGTCGTGGAATTGATGGACAAAAGCAAGGCGATAGAAACCATCAACCGCATGCTCGGATACAATGCCCCGGAGAAAACTGCCAACACTGACACTAAAGGTAATGACCTTCCGCAGCCGACATTCAATACAGATCGTTTCTTTCAATTAATACAAATGAGCAGGAGCGATGACTGATTATTCCAGTGTAGGTGACTTCTTGTTGAAGGAAGGGTGTTTGGCATTTACGGCTGTAATGTTCGAGGCTGTGAACAAACAACCTTTTCGGATTGCGCCCCATCATCGAATAATATGCCATAAACTCGACCAAGTACTCCGTGGAGAACACCCGACTAATAGGCTCATGTTTAACATTCCTCCGCGACATTCTAAAACAGAGTTAGCCGTCGTGTCTTTCTCTGCGATAGGATTTGCCATCAATCCGCGTTCCGAGTTCATGCATCTTTCGAGTAGCGATCAACTCACTACCCGGAATGTTACGAACATACGGAGGATCATGGAGGATCCCAATTACCGCGCATTCTTCCCAAATGTCGAACTGTCCAACAATGCCAAAGGAAGTATATCCACCTCAAGCGGGGGTGTAATGTATGCGGCTCCCTTTATGGGTCAAATAACAGGGTTTGGATGCGGTAAACTGGGAGCACAAGAATTCAGCGGTGCAATGAGTATTGACGACCCGATGAAGGCTCAGGATAGCTACTCCAGTACTACCAAAGAGCGTATTGGCGAACTGTGGACTTCTACATTCAAGAACCGTCTTAATGACGTTCGTACCCCGGTCATTGTAACAGCTCAAAGGCTCGCTCCAGATGATTTTTGCGGATACTTATTGCAGCTTGAAGGCACGATAGAGGAAGGTGGAGAATGGGATGTTGTCAAATTCCCCGCAATCTTAGATGCAGGGCTACCTACCGAACGTGCACTTTGGGAGGATCGATTCGCGCTTGATAAATTAAAGCGATACCAAGAAGCGGATCCCTTCATATTTGAGACCCAGTACATGCAGAATCCCAAGCCTCTTGAGGGATTAATGTATCGTGAATTCCGAACATACGACGTTATCCCCTACTCCAAAGATTGCACGCATAAGAATTACACCGATACAGCAGATACGGGAAGCGACTATCTATGTTCGATATGTTACGACGAATTACCCGAGGGAAATTATGTGACCGATGTGCTCTACACAAAAAAGCCCATGGAGTATACCGAACCCAAGACGGCCGAAATGCTTGCAAGGAACAGGACGGAATGGGCTAATATTGAAAGCAATAACGGAGGGCGGGGCTTTGCGCGCAATGTAGAACGCATCCTTCGCCAGATGAACATTACCCACACAACGGTTAGTTGCTTTTCCCAGACCGATAATAAGCAGGTACGCATATTTACCAAGTCAGCAGACGTCAACAACATGACATTTTTCCCGACAAATTGGGATAAGAGATGGCCGGAATTCTATCAGGCCATTATGGGATATATGAAGGAAGGGGGCAATGCGCATGACGATGCCCCCGATGCGCTGACCGGATGCTTTGAAAAGCGCAGCACACCGATACAAGACGATGATTTAAGTGATATTAATATTTGGTAAACAATGAACTTTTTAGATCGCCTTTTTACATTTTTCCAAAATAAAACGCTCAATGCATTAGGTGTTGAGCGGGATTTAATGGAGCTTATCAAGGCAAAAGACATCAGTCAGGCGATGTCTTTGATGGAAAACCATGACGCGGAAGCAATGCAGGCAATATACGAGTACAATCCGAAACTTCACGCCATAATGAAGCGTCGAAATAAAACGAGAAAGGGACAGGAAGATTACCGCACGGAGAAATTGCCCCGCACTCGACAGCGTTATATAAATGAGGTAGAATTGTTCTTCCTGCTTGGAAATCCGATAAAATGGAAGGTATCCGACGAATCCGGTGATGCCGATGCATTTTCGGCTTACAAACAATTCCTTCGAGAAATACGATTCGACAGTAAGATGCGACAGGCTAAACGGCTGGCCGGAGCAGAAACCCAAAGTGCAAAGCTGTATCACATTTACAGGGACGAGGCAACGGGGCTTCCTTGGGTGAAAATAGTTGTGCTGTCGAAGTCTAACGGATATACCTTGCGCCCCATGTTCGACCAATATGGTAACCTCCTCGCATTTGGATGTGGGTATTATTTGAAGGAGGGCGCCGGAACAGTAGAGCATTTCGACATTCACACACCCACTTTTATATTCCGGGGAAGAAAAGCCAAAATAGGTTGGGATGTGACCCCAGTGCTTAATCCGACTGGTAAAATTAACATCATTTATTACAAGCAAAATACGGCATGGGATGGATTGCAGCCCCGAATTGATCGGGAAGAAAGTATTGACTCAAAAACCGCAGACACCAACAATTACTTTGCGGATCCAATGTACATTGCCACCGCAGCGGTTATCAAAAATCTTCCCACAGTTGATTCTCCAGGGAAAGGGATTAAGTTGTCAAGCAAAGATGATCGGTTTGAATACCTTAATCCACCTATGTCGTCTGAAACGAGGCAGCAGGAAAAGTCGGATTTAAAAGAATCTATACTTTTCGATACTTTCACTCCGGAGTTCACCCCAGAAAAAATGGTCGGATTGGGGACTTTGTCCGGTGAAGCCATTAAGCGCGCAATGGTTCTCGGATATATCAAGCGTGATAATCGAAAAGAGATATACGACGAACTCGTCGACCGGGAAAAGAACCTAATCTTGGCGATAATGATGAATGTAACTCATATCCATATGAGAGACAAACTCGCCACCCTCAAGATCGAGCATGAATTTTCGGAGCCCTTCAACGAAGACATTACTGCAAGGTGGCAATCCATAGGGAAAGCCTATGCAGATGGAGTGCTTTCACTTGAGGAATCTGTGAAATTAATGGGTGTTGCAGATAATTACCAAGAGGAAATCGAAAGAATTAGGCAAATGAAAGAAGCCTCTGCCACAAGCATCTACGAGGATGCAAAAACAAACCTTTCGACCAAAAAAGACGAGAATTCAAGTATCAACACCCCGACTGAATAAAACTTTTAGGACAATGAAGGCTATTATACATCAATTTGATCCGCAAATTTATCCTCGGTTAATTTGGGTGGTAATAGGTGAAAAAAGCGCATCTGCAATAAGCGATAGGTTTGAAAATATAACAGATATGGACGACACATCTGCGGCGGATACGCAGAGTACATACGACATCACAAATAAAAGGGGTGGAGTTCTTATCAGGTTCGCCACAAAGGCGAACGCTCAAAATATCCAGTACGTTTGCCACGAATCTACACATGCGGCTATGGAGATATTCGATTATATCGGTGGACGCATTGATTGCAGTAACCAAGAGCCATTCTGTTATTTGGTCGGCTGGATATCTGAATGCATAAAAGAGGCTTTGAATTACCGTACAAAAAAAGTATAAATTTCCATCCTGCCCATTGTTATTAAAATGCCCGTCGAAATCTTTGCAACAGAGATTAATTAAAATAATATGAAAGAAAAACTTTTAGCACTGCTCCAAACCAAATTTACGGGGGTGGACAATGCGATCCTCGACCGAATCGCAACGAAAAAGTCGGAGAATGTAACGGACGAAGCACAATTACCTACCATAGCAGAGGGGATTGGCTTTCAGGACGTGTTAACCAGCTACGGCGACTACCGTGCAGGGGATGCGCAGCAGACCGCAGTCAAGAACTACGAGAAGCGGCATAACCTCAAAGACGGGAAGCCTATCGAGCAACCTGCCACAGGGGAGCGGCAGGCGAATACTCCTCCCAGTAGCGAAGAGCCCGAATGGTTCAAAGCCTACAAACGCCAGCAGGAAGAGCGTGAAAATGCTGTAAAAGCAAAGTACGATGCCTTGGAAGCAGCGCGTGTAAAGGCCGAACGGGACACACTTCTTCGCTCAGCAGCCAAAGCGGCAAACGTCAATGAATCAGCGTTAGACGACATCCTCGCGCTCGCTTCTGCGATGAACGAGGAAAAGCCGGACGAAACGAAGATCAAAGAAAAGTTCGCGGCTATACAAACGCGATTCGTTGCCGCAGGGCTTGAGGGGCAGGAAACGGCATTCCCCCTCTCCACATCTGAGGCTCAAAGCAAAGAAGAGGCCAAAATGTGGGCTGAAAATCTGCCGGATGCAAAATAAAAACAACAACAAACATGGCTATTAAATTCGAAAAGACACAAGTTAAGGGCGGGTTCCCGGTATTCTGGCGCGGAGAGCGCGAAGTGCTGCCGGGGGATTTCGCCGTGAAGGGCACCTATCCGGAAGGCACGATACTCAAAGAGGGAACGCCTATCAAACTCGATTTCGAGAACATGGAGTGCACCATCTGCAAATCGGCACGAATCGTAGAGGGCGGTACCACAACCAAACCGCGTGTCATCAAGGGCTCTATGTTCCAGATCAACGATGCCGTCAAAGTAGGCGCTTCCTCCGGCACCATCAAGAGCATTAGCACCGCCAACGAATCATACGACGAAATCACATTAAGCGCAGCAATGACAGAAGCAGTAGCAGGCGCTGATCTGCTCGGAGGGGATGAAATTCCGGACGCCGTCATCGAAACGACAAAGGAATACACCAAGGCCAATGGATTTCCGACTGTCTCGGCAGCTTATGGGGCGCGAATCCTCAAGGATGTAGCATACCCCGTCCCCGAGACTTGGCTGCAAGGCTACAGTATGAAAAACAACCCTGAAATCAAGTACATCAGACAGTAAAAGACAGGTAAACAATGAGCGAAGTATATTATTCTTCTATTTTCAGCGAGCTGACCAAGCAGGTGCAAGCTCGCATCGACGCAGCATCTGAACTGCGCAAGCGCTTGTTCGACCAAAATGTCTACGAGCGTTTTTTGGAGTGGGATACTCCCACGGTAGGGTTCAATTTCGAAGAGATCATCGGATCGTATAATCTGGGCGTAGCAGCTGCCACCTTGGATTCGAAAGGCAAGGAACCCATTATGGGAACTGAAGGCCTGGCTACAATAGCCAAGAAAGTCCTCATTCACCAAATGACCCTACCGATGCCCATTGAAGACTATCGGAAGGTACTTCAGCTGCTGGATTCACGCATGATCTCAGATCAGGCAAAGAAACAGCAGCTCGTAAACCTCATGTGGGGCGGCGTTGAACGGGTCGTGGAATCCGTACAGGCCAAAATAGACATCATCTTCCTGGGTGCCCTCTCGAACAAAGGGGTATTTTCATTCACTCAGGAAAACAACCCCGAAGGAGGTGTGCGAGGCAATATCGACTATGGCATGCCGCAAGAAAACATCGCCACAGCAGATACACAGTGGACGGAGGGCAACATCGACACGGTCGATGTATTCGAGGATATCCAAGGCGTTGTCGATGCAGCTCAGGAGAAGGTGACCTTCGACCGCATCCTTCTGGATCAAAAGCGGCTTTCGTACATCCTGCGCAGCAAGAAGATGAAGCAGGTTATTTTCGGCACGGACAAATCATCGTCGCCACTTCTGCTGGCCAACCTAAACGAGTTTATGCGATCGAACGGGTTGCCCGTATTCGAGGTGATCCGACGGATGACGCGCATTCAGGACAATGGCAAGATCCGCGAATACAAACCGTGGAATGACAAGAGCCTCGTATTCGTGCCGGAGGGTCGTCTCGGCGTCATCAAAAACGCTTACGCGGATAACGAACTTCGCCCCGAGCCGGGAGTTGCCTACTCCAACTACGGACGCATCCGCATCTCGCAGTGGGGCAAAGGCGAGACGGACAACTCGAACGGCGTGGAGTTTACGAAAGCACAATCTATTTCGCTGCCCGTCATTACCGAGATCAACGGTATTTACTCGCTGAGTGTAGAATCGTAGAAGTGCATGACGGTAGCAGAATGCATACATCAGGAGTTCAGCATGGTCGGAACCATCTCCGACTATGGTGTTCGCCGCTTCGCCAGGGAATGGGGATACGATCCCAACTCCCTGGCGGGTAGCGACCATCAGCAACAACTAATCGCCAAGCGCGTATCTGAGTTCATCGACAGCCTGATAATGCACCCTCTGTCGGTAAGCGAAAACGGGCATTCGGCGTCCTGGTCTGAAAGCGCCATGAAGCAACGGGCACAACTGATGCTTCGGCAATATGGCATCACGCCCGGCGAAGAATTGAGCAGCTCTATTGGCCTGTCCTCGATAAAGGATGCTTCGAACTTGTGGTAATATGTATTTCGCGCCCCACATACTCTATTTGAGGATCGATCCTCCCAAACAATACGACGAACTGGGACGTCCGATAGCTATGTCCGAAAATGATGCATGGCAGGAAATAGGTGATTGTCGTTGCGACGACGACACAACCGTCCGCCTTGTATCAGAGAACGGGGAGGTGCGCCAATCGAAATACCACATCGTCTACGAAGGGAGAGGAGTACCCAAAGGAGGGTACGTGAAATGCATTGACAAGGCGACCGGCACAGTACGGGGCGAAGGCTCTGTGGCAATAGCCAAGGTAAACAACTATTTCAACGCTTCAGACCTTTGGATATGATTACAACGGGAGACGCGCGCAACATACTGTTCTCGGCGTGTAAGGGGGTTGGGATAAAGGACATGCACACTTCATGGGCGATCCCCGAGGGGAAAGTCAATAGAGAGCGTATCGTCGTCATCACACCACCCGAGCAGACGTCGGACACGTATTGGGAAAATTGCTTTGTTGCTGTAAACCTGTGCGTCCCGGACATCAAGGGAGAAGCGAACCTAAAACGGCTGGACGAACTCGAACGGGCAGCCAAGGCGAGATTCAAAGAATGGACATACGGTACTTATGACGGATCCGCATACAGGTACAGGTATGAGAATATCGGCCGCGAAGAAGATGTGAACCTCGGATGCCACTATATCTACATCAGAGTACTATTCAGAGTATTAAACATTAAAAACAACTAAAACAATGGCAAAAGTAATAGCAGTAGGAATCAAGAAGCTGTATTATGCAGACCCCGCGAAGGTCACAGGAGATCTTACGGGTACCCTTCTGGCAACCATCATTAAAGATGTCAGCACGAAACAGGTGGAGAACATCCACCAAGACACATGGAGCATCGAAGAGGAGGAGCCGTCTACGACGGAGTACAGGAATCAACTCACCAATGGCGTATATCGCCAAGACACCGAAATGGGTAACATTCAGATGTCGTTTACCATCGGGCAATACGACTATGAAACCAAGGCGGCTTTCATGGGCGGCACGGGGTCGGAGACGTCATGGAAACGTGCGAGAGGCGTCACGCGCATTGAAAAATGCATGATCGCCCTGACGGAGGACAACCAGTATTGCGTCTTTCCGAAGGCCTCGGTTATCGCCCGTAACACCAACAATGAGGGAGCCGTAGGTATCGGTGTAGCAGCTGCTGCCCTGGAACCCGACAATACGGCGGTCTCGTCGGAATATTGGTTCGATTCTTCGGAGGTGAACGTCGAATAAGAACCTCCAAGCCATCAGCAGTCCAGGGGTGGGAGGCGTGTGCCCCTCACCCCTATTTCTTAAAATCAATCTTATGAAATTGGAGTTTATCAGTATCCGCATCGCATCGAAGGGATACACTGTATACAAGATGTCCCCCATGACGGCAACGCGCATCATGACAGTGCGGGATGTCAACAAAGATCCGGACGAGAGTAAGGCATGTATATCGGCGATGGCGCATAGTATAGCCTTGGCGGTTGTCGGCAGCCGCAACATATTCGCGGGTGTCAGGGTGTGGTTTTTACGCCGCAGATTCATGAAGCGGGGCACATTCAACGAGTTGTTCGACTGTTACCAGAAAATACTGCTGATGATACCCCTTGAGGATATTGCCTCGGTTGCAGCCGTAATGGAGGGATTGTCCGCAACAATATCCAAAGACCATGAGTAAATCGGCGGATATTGTCGCCAGGTCATTGCTGAATACGCATCATGTGTCGGTAAAGCTCGGGGTGCTGAAATTCCGGGTATACCAACCGTTCGTGAAGGATTTGGCAAGGGCATTCGCCGGAGGGAAAATAGACGTTTCAATCTCTGGAAGGCAAAAATATTCCATGGAAACAATATCCAAGCTGCTTTTTCGGCGCTCATGGTGCCAAAAACTATTCCTGTGGTACGCCAAGCGGTATGCCACCTGTGAAGAGATTTCCGCCGCGACCATGAAAATAGCCGACATCGTATCGGGCAAAGACTTGTTCGATTCGGTGAAGATCGACAAAACACGCCGGAAAACAGTGTCTGAAACCGTCGGGAATAATACGATAACGGGCATTATTGCAACGATGATGGATCAATTGAACATCTCCTACAACGAAGCCTTCCAAGGCATAAACTACCCTACCATGCTACTCATGATGACCGACAAGGTGCGCACGCTCGTAGGGGACGAGGAAAAAATAGTGCGGGGATCGGGCGCCGATATGGCCCGGAGAAGAAACAATAAGAAAAGAGGCAATAAAGAGCAGCAATGAGCGCATTATCATTCAAAATAAACGCGGAAACCGATAAACTCAAGAGTTTTATTACCATGCTTGAGCGGTTGCGGCAGGTACTGGCCGAAATCCCGGACAGTACAAAGGAATTCGACGTCATAAACCGTAAAATTGGCGAGATGGAGGCGCGTGTCGAGCAGACAATGCGCAAGATCGCCCAGATGGAGCAGCAGGCAATGGATGCGGCGTCCAAGGCTGCCGCATCGGCCACGACCGGAACTGCTGGCGACGGTTCTACGGCAGGAACAGCGGCTACCCAGGCCGAAACTGCGGCATACCATGACCTGCTTAGTGAGCTAAAAGCCGCTAACGACGAAAAAACAAAGGCAATAGCCCAAATTAGACTGTATTCAAATGAGATCGCACGATTAAAAGCGGATGTAACCGCGCTCAATAAGGAAGAGCAGCAGAACGGGCAATTGTCTGCAAAGAAAAGGGCGCAAGTATTGGACGCTGCCGTATCTATCGAGGAATACAAGCAGGAAATATCCCAATTGAGGCG